CGTGGACCGATCAGTATTGTGATATTGAAATAACAAAAATTAGAGTTGTTGATCAGTCTGGCACAGTTATAGAAGAAAGAACAGAAGAGAAAATGACTTGTTCAGATGGAGCAAAAGATTTCTTACACGGAATGGGCATAGCAGACAGTTGCCAAATTTTTACTTGGGATATGCCTTTAGGTCAAACAGTAGTTACACAAAGGTCAATTGCTTGTCATAAAATGGATGGAGGATATGAAATCGTTAAAGGTTATCATTATATTGAGTAGTTTATTTTTATTTGCACCAGCAGTAGCAAGTGACAAAATACCAAACGAAACAAATGGTGCATTTGAACAAATGCCAATACCGTTTTTTATAGAAGATGAAGCAATGAGTTTTCCGGCATTCCTTTGGAGAGCCACTCAATATATGCGTTTTAGACTTAATAAAGATGAGAAAAAAATGCATCAATCTGCGGTGTTTTTTATGCTAGAAAATGCTCCAAACGGAGAAGTTGTAAGTTGGTATAGCGACGAAAGACTAGCAAATGGTAAGGTTAGAGTAATACATTCATACGAAATAAGTGGGGGTTATTGCCGTACATACCAAGCATATATTAAGTTAAACGGCTCAGAAAGGCATATGACTAACAATGCCTGCAAATATATTGGTTCGCCTAGTTGGTCATTTTATAAATAAATCATATAAATAAGTTTATAAACAAAGGAATTAAACGATATGGCGGCAGGAGTACAAAAATTTACTACACAGGGTCCTAGTGCAGATACAGGCGAAAGACAACGTCTATACAATGTAACTATAACTCAATCATCATTCAATTCAACTGCATCATCAAATAACAGTGGTGGTGTTACACCAAATACTTGGAGAGATTTAGGTAAACCTTCGAGTTTGGCCAACTCTAATAGACTAGCAAGAGGTGGTATGAGATATAGAAAAATGTTGCAAATATTAGGCACATATTGTAATTTTAAAATATCTAAACTTGTTAATGATTCATCTGAAGCGGCAAGTACACAGATTGCATCTTTAAGTTTTTCACTTGAATTTGAAAATGATTCCTACTTACCAACAACAGTAACATCAATTGACGGTTCAACTACTGTATCAACTAGAGAAGGTGTAATTCAAGAACTTATTGCTCAAGCACTACAAAATACATTTACAGAAGTTTGTGAGTTATATGACGTATCTGGAACACCAGATGTTGGTATAGTTAATGCAGAAATTACTGCGGCTGATGTAGATGCAGAAAATGAAATACTTGAAGCAATATCAGTAACTAAATCTGCAAACTTTGACTCACTGGACGAAGCAGAAATACCTTTACAAGGTTCTGGTTTAACTCCAAGATAATATTAGTTTTTAATTACCAAATAATTCAATAGCACTATATTCCGTATTGTGTTATATTAAATACATCTATAAATTATGTTTATTGCAATTCTAACATTATTGTCAGCACTATCCATATCTGGAGTTGCTATCTTTTACTCCGTAATTGGTCTAGCGACTATATTTCCAGGAGCATTTTGGCCTGTGGTTATAATGGGTTCTGTGTTAGAAGTAGGCAAATTAGTTACAGCCTCGTGGTTGTATAGGCATTGGAAACAAACCCGCTTTCTTTTAAAGTCATACCTCACAATAGCAGTTATAGTTTTATCTTTAATAACAAGTATGGGTATTTTTGGATTCTTATCTAAAGCACACCTAGAACAAAACCTTGCTGAAAATACAGTAAATCAAAGGATTGAAATAATCAATAACAAAATTACAAGTGAAGAAACATATATTAAAAGACAAACTTTAATTATAGAAAGGGCAGAAAAGTCCTTATCAAAAACTAGTTCAACAAACGACGAAGCAATAGCAATAGAAAAAGAAAACTTAAAAGATGTACAAGACAAATTCAAAACACTACTTGCAGTCGAGACCAACACAATTAATAATTTAAATGAAAGAATTAAATCGTTAGATGCAGACGTAACTGCTATCCTAACTCAAAAAAACAAAGCATTCTTTAATGAAGAAAAAGCGGCCGCGGAATTAAAAGCAAGTCAAAAAGGTGAGAGAGAATCAATTGATTTAAAAATAGAAAAAGCACAAGACAAAATAGAGCAACTCAAAGAAGACTATGCAATGGATACTGCCGTTATACAGAAAAGAATAGAGAAATTAAGAGAAGGTGATACAGATGATAAGTCAGATGTTTATACACAAATAGATGTAGCAGAAGCAAATATACTAAAAGCACAAAACAATATAGACGAATTAGTTATTGACAGAGAACCATTAGAAGCAAAAATGATTAAGTTAGAAGCAGAAATTGGACCTGTGAAATACATTGCCGCTTTGGCAATTGATTGGGGTGTAACAAAAGAAGTTGACACTGAAGAAGCAGTAAGATGGGTAATACTTGTTATTATCTGTGTATTTGATCCACTTGCAGTATTATTGCTTGTTGCGGCCAACCAAAGTTTATTAAGAAGATTTCCAGTTAAACCACTTCCGCCAGAAGAAGTTTTAGATTTAGAAAAACCAGATGATGAAGATATTACTCTTAAATGGAATGAAGCAATGGGTAGAAAACAAAAAGAAACAATGGAACAAGCCACTACCCAATTAAAAGATTGGAAAAATAAATTAGAAGCATTTAATAAAAAAGTTCCAAAGCCAGAAGAGAAACCTGTAGAAATCGTTCAAAAAAAAACTGAACAGGAAGAAATAGACGCATATAAAGATAAGAAAGCAAAAGAAGAAGAGTACGAACGAAAAATTCAAGAACAAGCAGAAAAAGAAAAGCAGTTAGAAAGATTTAAACAACGAGAAAAAGAAGAGCAAGAAGCATTAGAAGAAGTTGCTCGTAAAGCCAAAGAAGAAGAACTAGTAGAAGAATCTATTGCAGACGATATAAAAGAAACAGTTGTTGCAACTGACGAATATAACTTTGAAGACGAAGTTGCAGGATTTGAAGATTTTAATACAAGACCAGAACAAACACTCTCAGAACATTTTAATACAACACCAGAACAAACAATTTCAGAACAAATAGAAGAAGTAATGGAGCCTGAAAGAACACGTCCAGATTTTACTGAAGTACTTGAACCTGAAAAAGCAGTGCAAGATATGATGGAAGATCCAAAAAAAGCAGTAGAAGAAAATTTAAGAATAGAAAGTAATACTGCAAAAAAAGGTGCTCTTGGACAGGTAATAGTTAAAGCACAAAATAAAAGAGTGGTTGATAAAATAGAACCAAAATTACCTAAAGAAGATTATGTACAAAACGAAGAGCAAGATGATAAAACCATATGGCAAAAATCTTTAAAAAGATTATCCACAGAAGAAGAATACAGAGCAAAACTAGATAAAAGAATTGATGAACTAATGGCAAAACTTGATGCAGGTGAAATCACATTAGAAGAATTGACACCTGAAGATAGACAAACTATAATAGATATAAGAATGCAAAACGAAAGCGGTGATAGTATTAAATGAGCGAAGAAAATTTAACTTGTAATTTTTGCAGTAAATCACGTAAAGATGTAACAAAAATGATAGTAGGTGCAACCAAAGTTGCCATCTGCAATGAGTGTGTCAAACTATGTGTTGAAATACTTGAAGAAGATGTAGTTAAATCTAGAAAAGAAAAGTTATATGCAGGTGATAAAGAAATATTAAATCCTGTTATGATCAAAGAACACTTAGACGAATATGTTATTGGACAAGATCAAGCAAAAACTGTTTTTTCAGTAGCAGTTTCAAATCATTATAAAAGAATTACACAACCACCTAAAGATTTTGAATTAGATAAATCAAATGTTATTATGCTTGGTGCCACAGGTGCAGGTAAAACATTAATGGCACGAACTATTGCAAAGTATTTAGAAGTACCATTTACTATTGCTGACGCAACAACACTTACAGAGTCTGGTTACGTAGGAGAAGATGTTGAGAATGTTGTTCAAAAACTTTATGCAAACGCCAAAGGCGATATTACTAAAACTGAACGTGGTATTATATTCATTGACGAGATTGATAAAATTACACGTAAAAGTGAAAATGCATCTATAACAAGAGACGTATCAGGTGAAGGTGTACAACAAGGATTATTAAAAATTATTGAAGGTACAGAATGTAGAGTGCCTCCACATGGTGGTAGAAAACATCCTGATGCACAAATGGTAACAATAAACACCAGCAATATTTTATTCATAGTTGGTGGTGCATTTACAGAATTAGAAAAACAAATTAAAGCAAAAGTATCAGGTGGAATAGGATTTGGTTCAAGATTAAGAGATTCAGATAATAACAATTATCTAGCAGATGTTAAACCAGAAGACTTAATGAAGTATGGATTAATACCTGAATTTGTAGGTAGGTTCTCAATGATCACAAGTGTTAATCAGTTAACAGAACAACAGTTAGTTAAAATATTAACTGAACCAAAAAATGCACTTATCAAACAAGTAAAATATCTTTTCAAATTAGATGATATTGATATTGAGTTTACCAATGAAGCCAAACACTCAATTGCAAAAAAGGCCAAAGCACTTGGAACTAATGCAAGAGCACTGAAAAATATATTAGATTCTATAGTTTTACCGTATCAGTTTGATGCTCAAGAAATGAGAAACAAGGGTGTCAACAAAATACAAATCACAGGTGACGTGGTTGACAAAGGCGACGATCCTGTGTTATTGTTTAAAAAACCAGATGCGAAGAAACAACAAGCCAAATAAATCAAATAGACCAATGGGTTTCCATGGCTATTATGTAGAAATACCGCCAGGCGGTGATGCTATGCGAGCCTATCGTAAAATTAAAAAATGGATAAAAAACGATCGTTTCATGGAAGAATTAAAAGATCGTCAATATTTCCAAAAACCTTCATTTAAAAAACGTGAAAAAGCAAAACGTAAAAAACTAGTCCTAAAAAAATTGCAACGAGAACGAGACGATAATCGTTTTATGGGCACAAATAGAAAATAATTACCAAAAAGGTCGTAATTTGACATATAGTACATATATGTTATAATAAATACAGTTGAAGATTGCTATAGATAGGATCTTCAATATATTAACTCGCTAACTTAGGAGGAAAGCACATGAAAAATAATCTATCTATCTTTAATAACTTAAGACCCATAACAGTAGGGTTCGATGATATGTTCGATCACTTTGAGCATATGATGGACGACGGTTTCTTTAGAAACGGTACTGTTAGTAACTTCCCACCTTACAATATTGTAAAGACTGGAAAAAATACCTATAACGTAGAACTTGCACTTGCAGGTTTTAATAAAAAGGATATTGAAGTTCAATATGAAGAAAACCTTTTAACAGTTAAGTCTAAGAAATCAGACGAGGCTGAACAAACAGATGAAGATGGTAATATCATACACAGAGGAATTTCCAAAAGATTTTTCTCAAAATCATTTACCATTGCTAATGATGTTGAAATAAAAGGTGCTGAACTTAAAGATGGTTTGCTAGTAATCGCTTTGGAAAGAATAATTCCAGAAGCCAAAAAAGCAAAAACTATCGAAATAAAGTAAAGTATTGGATAGGTAGGGTGGTAAACACCCTACCCTTCTAGACAAAAACAAAAATTATGTTATAATAAGGAGATACAATGAGTAAAATAATTGGAATAGATTTAGGAACAACAAACAGTTGCGTTGCTATCATGACTGGTAAGGACGCAAAAGTATTAGAAAATGCAGAAGGAGTTAGAACAACACCTTCAGTAGTTGCATTTAGCGACGAGAAATTAGTTGGAGAGCCTGCTAAAAGACAAGCAGTTTCAAATCCAGCAAATACAATCTTCGCGGCTAAAAGATTAATTGGAAGAAAGTTTGATGGAGATTCTGTACAAAAAGACATACAAACATCACCATTTAAAATTACAAAAGCAGACAACGGAGATGCTTGGGTAGAAGCAAAAGGTGAAAAGTATTCACCTTCACAAATCTCTGCTTTCGTTTTACAAAAAATGAAAGAGACTGCTGAAAAATATTTAGGTCAGGAAGTTAAAAAGGCTGTAATAACAGTACCAGCATACTTTAATGACTCACAAAGACAAGCAACCAAAGACGCAGGTAAAATTGCAGGACTTGAAGTTGAACGTATAGTAAACGAACCAACTGCGGCGGCACTTGCTTATGGTTTAGATAAAAAGAAATCAGGCACAGTTGCAGTGTACGACTTAGGTGGTGGTACATTTGATATATCTATATTAGAAATTGGCGATGGAGTATTTGAAGTTAAGTCTACAAATGGTGATACATCATTAGGTGGTGAAGACTTTGATAATGTATTAGTCAATTATCTTGTTAGTGAATTTAAAAAAGATACTGGCATGGATATTAAAGGTGATAACCTGGCTATGCAAAGAGTGAAAGAAGCGGCAGAGAAAGCAAAATGTGAATTATCATCTACTGCACAAACAGAGATTAATTTGCCATTTATCACTGCTGATAAAACAGGACCAAAACATTTAAATCTTAAACTTACAAGAGCAAAACTAGAAGCACTAGTTGAGGATTTAATTACTAGAACACTTACTCCTTGTAAGACTGCACTGAAAGATTCAGGTGTTAGTGCAAATGAAATAAGTGAAGTTATACTTGTAGGTGGTATGACTCGTATGCCAAAAGTTATTGAAACAGTGAAAAACTTCTTTGGCAAGGAACCACACACAGGAGTTAATCCAGACGAAGTTGTAGCAATAGGAGCCGCAATACAGGGTGGAGTATTACAAGGTGATGTTAAAGATGTATTACTATTAGATGTAACACCTTTATCACTTGGTATTGAAACACTAGGCGGAGTTGCAACAAAACTAATTGAAAAGAATACAACTATTCCTACAAAGAAAAGTCAAGTATTCTCTACCGCAGAAAACAATCAAGCGGCAGTTACAATTAGAGTTGTACAGGGTGAAAGAGAAATGGCCGCTGACAATAAAATACTTGGAAACTTTAACCTAGAAGGTATTGCACCTGCACCAAGAGGTGTGCCACAAATTGAAGTAACATTTGATATTGATGCAAATGGTATTGTAAATGTATCTGCAAAAGATAAAGGTACAGGCAAAGAACAAAAAATTACAATACAAGCATCAGGAGGATTAAGTGAGGCTGATATTGAAAAAATGGTTAAAGAAGCAGAAGCAAACAAAGAAGCGGACAAAAAGAAAAGAGAAGATGTTGATGCTAGAAATCATGCTGACGCACTTGCTGACGCAACTGAAAAGTCATTGAAAGAACACGGTGACAAAGTTTCTGCAGAAGATAAAGCAAAAATAGAAACTGGTCTAACTGATTTAAGAGATGCACTTAAAGGAACTGATGTTGAAACTATAAAAAGTAAAACAAAAGATCTTACTGAAGCATCTATGAAACTTGGTGAAGCAGTTTATAAAAGTCAACAACAAGAACAAAAACCAGAACAAGAAACACAACAAACAAACGAACAAAGCAAAGACGATGTTGTTGATGCTGAGTTCGAGGAAGTTAAAAAGTAAATATGAGTGTAATGGATCCAGGAGTTAAAACTCTCACTAGAGAAAAAACCAAACTCGAAGAACCAGGGTTATGGGACGTTATCTTTTTAAATGATAACATCACTACTATGGAATTTGTTATAAGAGTTTTAAAACAAATATTCAATAAAACACAAGAACAAGCAGAAGCAATCACAAGAAGAATACACGATGACGGACAAGGCGTTGTTGGGTCTTATGTACATGAAGTTGCTGAACAAAAAGGCATTGAAACAACTTTACTTGCTAGACAGGACAACTTTCCGCTACAGGTAAAGGTAAAGAAACAATGAGTTTAGAAAAGTTTGTTTTAGAGAATCAAAAAATATTAGAGTTAGTAAGAGATAAAGTTCCAGGACGAGATGATGTAGATATGTATTACGGTACACTTGATTATGCAACTGCAAGATTTCACACAATACTATTAAAACTTTCACAAGATAAAATACTTGAAGCAGATAATATAAAAGAAGTTGAAGAATGTTTCAATGCTATACAAGACTTTTATAAAAATGTTGAAAAATACAGATGGGGGTCGTGGTGGACAAAACCGTTTATTAAAATAGTACTGCATCGCATTGGAACCAAACGTATTCCAAAGATAAAAAAGTTGTTACAAAAACTCGATAATTAACAGTATGATTATGAGTAATTGGTTTTGGTGGGCAATACCAGAAAAATATGTTAGAAGATATTTGATATTTTTATGGTTAATACTGTTTATAGTGCCTGGTTATGTGTTTGGATTACAGTACACTAAACTAGGTTTGATTGTAAATTGGTTGTGGTATGATATTATTTTTTATGGTTGGGTAAAAGTGAAAGAACAATTAGAAAAGGATTTAAACGAATGAAAGCAATAGTATGGAGTAAACCAGCCTGTCCATGGTGCGACAGAGCAAAGAACCTTTTAAAAAATAAAGGTATAGAGTACGAAGAAAAAAACATAGCAGAAGGACACAAAATACAAGACTTATTAGCACTTGTACCTAATGCTAAAACAATGCCACAAATTTGGTTAGACGACGAACACCTTGGTGGTTATCCTGAATTAGAAAAAAAATTAAATGAACTTTCTGATAACCAATGATAAAGACTATAAAAACGACTTTAGTCTAAACGAAATTAATCACAAAAATTATAAAATACTTTTTGATGACAACTGGACTCGTGATAACAATAGTATAACAAAAGGAACAGCAAATAATTATTGCACCATTAAGTTTGACGACACTATTGAAATAACACACAACGAATTAAGAGACTTTCCACTTTGGTATGATGAACATACCTGCAGTAATTTTACAAAACTAGACAACTATGTTCCTGTTGATGGAATATTAAAGCACGATAGTGAATGGCATTTAACATATCAAAAAGGGTTTTATGATAAACCAGAGTCTTGTGGTTGTGGTAGATCAACTGTTGCAAGATGTGTTGGTTGGCATAGTTTTGACGAAGAACCTTATGCAGTAGCACTTATTAAAAAAGTATTACTAGATAATACTAAAGCATTTCTTAAATGTAATACACTAGACATATTAGTACCAAATAATAACGGACTTGATACATTAACAGTTAGAAGTGTTTTAGATTATTTGAATGTTGATTACAAATTATTTGACATTGAGAAAAAAGATTATCAAAAACTACAAGCAACATTAGAGTTAGATTACTATGGCTTTAATCAAATACAAGAAATAGGATCTCCTCAATGTATTGTTACAGGATTCTATGGAGATGAATACATTTTAAGAAATCCTTTTTATGTTCAAAACATATTAAAAAATAGAGGCAAAGATCTTATTGAAATATTTGATTCAAATCCAACTTGCTATATGAGAGAATTTTTTGATTTAGTATATAGAAAAAAATGTAAAAAAGTTGAACCTGTTAATATAGATAAGTTAAGTCAAATGATTTGCAATGATATACAGGTTTGGCATATTAATAATACTATGCTTTTCACACCGTTTAAAGACAAACGATTATTAAAATTATTAGAATGTGACAGCAACATAATAGTTTCACAAGTTACAGATGGCAAATTATCTAAAACAGTTATAGAACATTTCAATAAAGACTTATTAAAGTTGTTAGATAAGAGTAAGAACAATGCTGACCCGCATTGGTTTTGGCAATAGTTAAGAGTGCTTATGAAACATATTGCCTGTCTCGTTCAAATAAGATACAACTAAATCGTGATTTTCAAATAAAGGCACAAAATTAAATAGTTTTTGATTTACACCATCCTCCACAAGATGTTTATGTTCTGCGTACCATAATAAATCATCTCCACTCTTAGCATTATGAACACTATTTGTTTTTTCAAATCCTAATATATCACACCAGTATGTTTGCTTGTCCTTATACTTTTCAACTATATCATTTGCAGGAAATTTTTCCATAAGTCCTATTAGCAATTCATTTCCAAATCTATTTGTACTGTACATTGTGTCATACTTTGATATGTCTTTTGTTTTACAAAACTTAAATGCTTGTCTAAAGCCTTCTATTGGAAACATTTTTCCTAATGTGCAAGTTACAGTATCAATACAAGGATAACTTAAATTAAGAAAAAAATCATGTTGGAACCATGCCCAGCAAACATCAACCAATATAGGGACATTTATTGCACTACATTTCTTGAATAGTTCATATATCCATTTTGGAGTTTCATATGTTCCATGCAAAGGCAGACTTATTATAATGCAATCGTTATAATTGATATCGTCAGGATCGCTAAAATATTCTGCGTCTACTTTATAGTGTTTAAGATGAGTTTTGTTCCAATATTCCTCCTGATGGATTCTAACCTTTCTGCCTGTATTCTTTTGTAAGAACTCTATCACAGCATTCCTTGTAGAAGGCATAGAAAGTAAAGATAAATGATCTCCTATGTGCAAATGATTGCTGGTCCATTTTTTTGCAACTTCAACTAATTTATCATGCTGGTCAAGATCCTGATGGACTTTCCATAAGTCCATTTTAAAATTTTTTATAAATTCAACGTGCTCTGGATCTCGCAAGGCTCTTACATCACAGAATAAGTGTTTTGCTCTACCATAAATTGATTTAAAGTCTTTGGATATTTTATCCCATTCTCTTTCTCCTCTAGGTGCTTTCCCTTGTGACTGTGCATTCGCAATCAACATCGCTAATTCAAATAAAAATTTAAATCTAGGAGATCTTGTTAATGTATTCCAATGTGCTTCTGTATAAATCATAGTCCTGTTCAAATTGTCCTTCAATTTTGTTTTGGTTGTATACTAAATGCCATTCGGGCATAAAGTCTGTTATCTTTGTGTTCCAATGCTTATCTAATTTCCTTACAAACTCAAGGCAACTATCTGTAGGTTCGTCCTGCAGGAAATTAGTAAATCTTTTATCAACTAAATGTTTCAATGAATTAGGTAAATTTTTTGGGTGTAGTGCTTCTGGCTCATGAACCAAACTCATTTGAGTCATGTGTAATTTTCTTTCATTGCACCAGTCTATTAATTCTGGTAGACATAAAATATTAATTGCAGATATTACTGGCTGGATTATTACATTTAATCTATTTCTCTGTAATTTTTCAATGTTATCAACTATTGTGTTCCAATCCGCTCCAGGACGAATGTATTCATGTTTTTTGCCCACTGCATCTAAACTTACAATAACCACAACCTCTTTAAATTTTTTAAGGTTATTAATAAGTCCATCGTTTAGAAGCATGGCATTTGTTGTCACATATATGGTTATATTTTTTGCGTGATCGTTATCAACAAGCCATTGTATTAGTTTGTGTATTCTTTTGTTGTAAAAAGGTTCACCTCCCATAAGATCTATATACCTTACAGACTCAGCATTTTCTCTGATTATCTCTTCACTTTCAAAATCATATTTGTATGGTTGTTTCAAAGGCATTCCAATCGCCTCCCATACATTATAAACTTTACTGCTTACATGACTTTGGCACATTCTACACGCCAGATTACAACTAGCACCAGCCAATAATTTAATTTGTATTGGTTTTAGAACAGCGGCCTTTTTATCCAAAAGGTCTTTGTGTACATCAAGCCTTGATTCGTTTACACTCTGCCTCATAGATTTTTTACCAGTATCTTCATCCTTGTAGCACTTCCAACATCCTGCCGGTCTCTGACCAAGCCTCATCTGTTGTCTAACATTTTCCATTTCGTTGCTTTTCCAATATGCTTCAAAATTGTGATGTGGTTTGTTCTGTGCTTGGTAAACACAACAGGGTGCAAACGACGGGTTCGATGTGTCCGCATTTCTGTCTAAACTAATCCATGGTAATATGCAAAGGTTTTTCTTATTCATATTTTAATATTTAAGTATACTATAAATACTGACAAAATTAAACCACGACGTTGACAAATACCAAGATCTGTTATACAATTATACATAGGAGAATACATGATAAAAAAAGCACTTATAAAAAAACTAGAAGGTGAAATATACCAAATAGAAGCCAACATTAGAATATACCTAGATAGTCCTACTCAAACAGTAGCAGATCATATTGATTACACTGGAACTGTTGAGAAAGAATTAGAAAAGTTATCTAGTGCCAAAGAAAAATTAGAGGCAATAAAAAGTTTCTAGGTGACGTACACAGTCAACGACAAGTGTATAATGTGTAAGCACACAGATTGCGTTGAAGTATGTCCAGTGGATTGTTTTTATGAGGGCGAAAATATGCTTGTCATTAATCCAGACGAGTGTATTGACTGTGGAGTATGTGAACCAGAGTGTCCAGAAGATGCAATACTCCCAGACACAGATGAAGAAGGTGCAAAATGGGTAGAGTTTAATGGCAAATGGTCACAACAATGGGCAGTGCTTACAACTAAAAAAGATTCATTGGACCCAGACGGCAAACACAAAAACGAGCCAGATAAACTCAATAAGTATTTTAGAGACAAATGAGTGATGTATTACAAGAAAGACTTAACAAAAAATATGATGCAGGGTTTACAACAAACGTTGAATCAGAGACACTTCCTCCAGGCTTAAACGAAAACACAATAAAACAAATATCAAAAATTAAACAAGAACCCGATTGGTTATTAAAATTTAGATTAAAAGCATATCAACGTTGGACAAAATTAGAACAACCTAATTGGGCAAATCTTGATATAGAACCTATTGACTTCCAATCAATAAGTTATTACTCTGCACCTAAAAAAGGACCTGCAAGTTATGATGATGTAGATCCTGAAATTAAAAAAGATTTTGAAAAGTTAGGAATACCTTTGTCTGAACGTGCCAAACTAGCAGGTGTGGCTGTTGATGCAGTATTTGATTCTGTATCTGTTGCAACAACATTTCAAAAAGATTTAGCAAAACAAGGTATTATATTTTGTTCATTTTCAGAAGCAGTTAAAAATCATCCAGACCTTGTTAAAAAATATTTAGGCTCAGTAATACCCATAAGCGATCATTCATTTGCCGCTTTAAACTCTGCTGTGTTTACAGATGGATCATTTGTTTATATTCCACCTAATACAAGATGTCCTATGGAACTGTCTACATATTTTAGAATTAATGCGGCCAACACAGGACAGTTTGAAAGAACTTTAATTATAGCAGACAAAGGCAGTTATGTAAGTTACCTTGAAGGATGTACTGCACCAATGAGAGATGAGAATCAATTACACGCCGCTAATGTAGAACTTGTTGCATTGGATGACGCAGAAATAAAATATTCAACAATACAAAATTGGTATCCTGGAGATCCGGTTACAGGCAAAGGTGGCATATACAATTTTGTAACCAAACGTGGTAAATGCAAAGGACGTAACTCAAAAATTACCTGGACGCAATTTGAAACAGGGTCTAGACTAACTTGGAAATATCCTTCTTGTTTGCTAATGGGAGATAACTCAGTAGGAGAATTTTATTCAGTTGCATTAACTAATGGTAGACAACAAGCGGATACAGGTACTAAAATGATACATATGGGTAAAAATACTAAGAGCACAATTATATCAAAAGGTATATCTGTAGGTCATTCTAAAAACACATACAGAGGATTAGTTAGAGTTATGAAGAAAGCAGATAACTCAAAAAACTTTACTCAATGCGATTCATTAATGTTGGGTAGTAGTTGTCATGCAAGTACTATACCATATATTGAAAATAGAAACAGTACAAGTAATTGTAATCACGAAGCAACAACATCTAAACTTGATGATGAACAATTATTCTATGTGATGCAAAGAGGACTTAAAGAAGAAGATGCTAGAAATTTAATCATAGCAGGATTTTGTAAAGAGATATTTCAAAAACTACCAATGGAATTTGCCGTAGAGGCCAATAAACTATTAGAAGTAAGCATGGAAGGATCAATTGGATAATGGCCTGCAGATGTGGACGATCTCCAACAGGAGTATGCGTTGGTTGGCACAGTTTAACTGAAGAAAAATATTTAGAATATAAAAAAATATATGATGAACTTACAGAAGAAGAAAAGAAAATTGCATTTCACGCCAGAGCAGTGGACGGATTAGGAGAATAATGATACTAGATAAAATTAAAGAACGAGGCGAACTAATGGCACCACTTGAAGGACATGACAGATTACAATATATTATCGATGAGGCAAAAAATGCAGAACCTTTAGAAGACAAATTTAAAATAAATGAAAACAAAATACGTGGATGTGTATCTAACCTTTGGGTAGTAGGAGAAATTTTAGAAAATGGCACAATGAAATATAATCATGACGCAGAGTCTTTTATTACAAAAGGAACTGCAAAAATAATAATAGATATGGTAAACGGTGAACATAGAAGCGAAGTTGCAAATCTAACATTAGAAAACTTTCAAGCATTAGGAATCAGAGAGTTACTTACAATGCAGAGACAAATAGGATTTGCAAGTTTAATAGAAAAAATAATAAGGATAGCACATGACAATTAATATGCCTCCAGGGTGGACTCCTCAACCACATACAAATATAGATCCTAGTCTACACGCGACATTGGACGATATAAAAGATAATCAAGAAATGAAAGATGAATATATTGGATACATCACAGAAAAACTTAAAGAAGTATATGATCCAGAAATATCTATAGACATATACAATTTAGGTTTAATTTATGATGTAAAAATAACTGAAGAAAGATATGTATTTGTATTAATGAGTTTGACATCAGCATTTTGTCCAGCCGCTGATACAATACCTTTAGATGTACAACAGAAAATTGAAAGCATACCAGGACTAAAATGCAAGGTTAAAATAACTATGCAACCTCAATGGGGTCGTGAAATGATTAATCCTGATATGCGAGACTTAATGGGACTATGATGAAGGTAGAACTTATAGATAGAATGGGAACAGATTTATCTGTTGTCAATGCCGCTAGGGTAAGTTATTCAAAAACTAAAGATGTGTTTGATGGCAAAGATGAAAAGTTGATAAAGTTCCTAGCAGAACACGAACACTGGTCACCATTTGCACACGCATCAATGCAGTTCAGGATCAAGGCACCCATATTTGTAGCAAGACAACTTGTTAAACATCAAGTAGGACTTGTATGGAATGAAGTTTCAAGACGTTACGTGGACTTTCCACCTGAGATATACAAACCAGAAGCATGGAGAGGACGTCCTGTAAATTCAAAACAGGGTTCAGATGGCACAGTTGAACTAGGACAAACAATAGATCATAATTTAGAAACAACAATGGAAAGTTGTTTGATACTCTATAACACAATGATTCAAAAAGGTGTTGCACCAGAACAGGCACGTATGGTGCTACCACAATCAATGATGACTGAATGGTATTGGTCAGGTACTGTATATGCTTTTGCAAGGGTATGTAATTTAAGATGTAAACCTGATACTCAGAAGGAGACACAGGACGTTGCAAACATGATAGATAAATTAGCAGATGAGGCATTTCCTTACTGCTGGAAATATTTGAGAAAATAATGCAAGTAATAGAAATATTAATATACGGTCTAGGAATGTTAGAATTTCCTTATGACTCAAATGTAGGCAAGTGCCAAGAAAATGCAAGTTTGATATATCAACAAAACGGTGTGGAATATTTCAACACAATAGATCCACCAGAGTTTTGGGCAGAAGGTGATTACTGGTTGGGCGAAGATGGCAAACGATACAGACTTGCTGGCCACAGATGCATTGACAAAGAGACCGGAAAAGAAATAGGACGTAACAGAGGTTATTAATGAAACTAGGTATTGTAGGACATGGCTTTGTAGGTTCAGCAGTTAATCAAGGATTTACCAAAAACGTAAAAAAATATATTGTTGATCCAAAATATTACAGTAGCAACACCATTGAAAGTTTGATTCAGTTTAAACCCAACGCAACTTTTGTGGCAGTACCAACTCCACAATTAGAAACAGGTGAGTGTAATACAGACATACTGCAAGAAGTGTTACAAAAATTAAACAAGTACAAAGGACATCTTGTTATTGTTAAAAGCACTGTACCAGCATACAAACTACAAGCACTACAAGAAGAGTGTGTTGATTTAAAAATAGTATATAATCCAGAATTCCTCACAGAAAAGAATCACATAGAAGATTTTAAAAATCCACCCATGCACGTCTTTGGTGGAACATTGTCAGACACAGATGAAGTAGAAAAACTATACAAAGAACATTCAGTTTGCGAACCCTGTCCTGTTTACAAAACAGATATAGTAACTGCAAGTATGGTCAAGTATTGTATTAACAGTTTCCTTGCAACCAAGGTCACATTCATGAACGAGATGTATGATGTATTAAGAACGGCCCGAGGAGCAGATTGGCAAACATTTATAAAAATTATACAAACAGATCCACGTATAGGCAACACACATATGAAAGTGCCAGGCAATGATGGACAACGTGGATATGCTGGATCTTGCTTTCCTAAGGATACTAACGCACTGGCTTGGTTTGCAAGAGAGATATTAAACACACCCTTTACACAGTTAGAAACAAGCATCAAAATCAACGATACACTAAGAAAACGTAACCAGTCATAACGGTTAAATACGTATATGAAACCATGGTTTGAAAAAGAAGCAGATATAATAGACTTTCCTAAACCCGAAAGGAAGGTTATTAAAATGCCCAGTGTCGCAGAATATCCAGACTTTATTACAGGTGTGCTTGACCTACAAGCAAGACGCGACAAAGGACAAATTGGCAAAGATTCATACGATAGACTTTACACAGAACTAATACACAGATTTATGAAGAAGGAATCATTTGAGAACCCATGGTTCTTGAGAGAAAAGCCTGAAGGAATAATGGGCACCGATCAAGCAACAGCAGGTAAACTATCGTGGATACAAGATAAACTTGCAAAAGGTGAAGTTAAAGATCCACAAACAATTGACTTCGTATACAAAATTTTAAACAAAGAAAAAATTAAATCCACAATAGATTCGTTAGTTACAGGTATTGCTAAAAAAGATGCTGACATACAAGGATTTAGAAAATTAAATCAAGGTGTGTTTAGCACACTTATAAGAAAAATGCCTGTTAAAAAAGAACAATTAGATAACTTTTTAACTAAATGGAATAACAGCGAAGGTTTTGTTAATACAAAAAACTTAACGCCAGGTAACAAAGGTAATATAGCAGATCTAATTCCTGACCCAACAGCATTAAAGGCTTTTGAAATTTTTGAATCTGTAAAATCACAATACAGAATGCCTAAAAAAGGTTCAACAGGTTATGGCGAATTTGGAATGGCTATGTTGTCAAATGCAGTAAGAATGAAAGCACCAGGTGATATTGAAGTGGACGGAAATCCAATCGAAGTTAAAGGAAATGATGCTAGACTATATGCAGACGAAAGAGCGATGTCTAAATCAGAATCATTAGAAGAAGCAAGAGGTGATGCTCCTGGACTTATTTCTAATGCACACAAAAATTTACAAGATCCAGATGCATCAATTAGAAAGCCAACTGTAAAAGCAGTTGCAAACGCATTTGCATCTAGAGGATTAAAACAAGTAGAAATCAAACAAATTATAAAAGATGCACAAACAGAAGGATCAGATCCATTAAAAACTCTAGGTGTACCGTGGTGGAAAGCAGGATTTAATTATTATACTAGAGCAATCGGTATGCCAGTATTAATAATGGGATTTGGAAAATATCTGATTAGTAATAATGCAGACGATTTTGTAGACTGGGGTTGTTTACCGAGAACTCCGTCAAATTTTGGATATCTATTTGGAAGACAAGCAGGACAATCTAGAGAGATGTTCCCAAAAATTTTCATACCCGGCCATAACAAATAATTAATAGTATGGACATAGACATAGGCAATGACAAGCCTTTCTTTCTGATTGCAGGACCTTGTCAAATAGAATCGCAAGAACACGCACTACATATGGCAACTGCCATAAAACATATTACTGACTATCTAGATATACCACTCATTTATAAATCAAGTTTTGACAAAGCCAACAGAACTTCTTTACACGGTAAACGTGGAGCAGGACTAGAACGTGGTATGCGAATATTTGATTACCTCAAAGAACAAATACCTGGTTTAAAAATAATAACAGATGTACACACTGAAGAACAATGTAATATAGTTGCACCACACGTGGACGCACTACAAATACCTGCTTTCTTATGCAGACAAACAGACTTACTATTGGCCGCGGCCAACACAGGCTTATATATTAATGTTAAAAAAGGACAGTTTCTAGCACCATGGGATATGAAAAACGTTGCAGAAAAATTAGCATCCACAGGCAACGAAAAAATTTGGTTGTGTGAAAGAGGCACAAGTTTTGGATACAACACTCTTGTAAATGATATGAGAGGATTACATGAAATGAAAAAGACAGGTTATCCTGTTGTTATAGATGCCACACACAGTTGTCAACAACCAGGTGGACAAGGTACAAGTTCAGGTGGTAACAGAGAACACATACCTGTAATTGCAAAGTCGGCTGTTGCTGTTGGTGTTGCTGGTGTGTTTATGGAAGTGCATAATGACCCTGATAATGCCGCAAGTGATGGACCAAACAATTTACATTTAAACGATCTAGAAAAACTTTTAATAAAACTAAAACAGATAGATGACATTACCAAATCTGAATAAATTAAAGCCTAGAAAATTTTTAAGTTTAGGAAGACATTCTCTTGCACACGTTGGAGACTTATCTAAACCTTATTTTGTTGTGGTTGGTTGCAGTTACACATACGGAGTTGGTTTAAATTACAAAGATGTATGGTGTAATAAACTAGCACAAACCTTAGGCCTAGAACACATCAATTTGTCGTTTCCAGGAACATCCATAGAATATCAATACGATAAAATATTACAAACAGAAAAAATATTGTCAGATGCAAAATTTATCATTTGGATGCAATCTTCTCCTGTGCGTTCACACAGAACATTTTTAAGTTTTTTAATTGGCGATAAATCTGCTAGAATTCCAGTTTCTACAACTTGGGGAGACAAAAAACTTTGGGAAAAAGTTCAACGTTTTTATGATCTAACTAAAAATAAAAAAATAATTTTTACCAACGGATGGCATTGGAATAACAAAATAAAACTTTTATTAGAAAATAAAATTTGTAAACAAAACAAAAACTATTTTTTAAACAAATACGAACCTGAAGATTTAGGATTTGATAAAATACACCCTGGTACACAATCTCATCTACATCTTGTAAATGATATTGGTTCTCATATAACAAAACATTTCTCTGATTGGATTGGTAATAAGTAATAGTGTATGACAGATACACATGGCAAATTACTTGTAGCACCTCCAAATATGCCAGATTGGCGATTCCAAAAAACAGTTATCTATATGTGGCGACACGATGTTTCAGGGGCGGCCGGTGTAGTTGTTAATAAAAAATGCAAACATCCTGATTTCAAACACATATGTGATGAAGGAGTAATCAAACGAAACGAAAATGTTAATACTCCTGTGTATTACGGTGGACCTGTATTAAACAATATTATTGGTGTATTACACTCAAAAGAGTTTACACTGGGCAGTTCAAATAAATCAGAAACTCAACCACTTGCATTTACACTTGATAGAAAAATGCTAGAAGTTATTGCACAAGGTGCCGGTCCTAAACAAAAAATTATTACTATGGGAATGGCAAATTGGACTGGAGGACAACTGGAAGATGAACTAGAAGCATTACCACCACGTAAGCCTGCAATGAGTTGGCTTGTTCTTCCTTATGATGAAAAAATTGTGTTTGGTCCACAACCAGTGGATCTCTGGGAGATGTGTGTATCTCGTGCTATTGAAAACAAAACAAAAGAAATTTTATCTCATAACTTCAAAGACTAATCTTTATTTTTAAGAAATAATAAATATTGTGATGAAGAAATTCCTTACAATTTTTATACTTGTTACATTTTATTCAGTATCATTTGCTGAAGAAATTCAATGGAAATGGGAAAAGGCTTTTAATAGTGTTGTATTGATTAGTGGAGAAAATGAAGTTGGTAGAATAATAAGCGATCCATTTGACCAAGCAACTCCTGACGGGCCACCAGGTGAAGATAAAGGACCTAATTCAGTAGTCCCAAAGACAGTACCATATGGTATGGGATCAGGATTTTTTATTGATGAAAAACATATCATAACAAACTATCACGTTGTTAAAGGTTTTGATAAAATAACTCTTTACATTTATAATCATCCATATCCAGTAGATGATGTTGAAATTATAGGATATGATGCATCTATTGATATTGCTATTTTAAGAGTTAATGAAAAAGATCTTCCTAATGATATTTTGTCATTTGCAAAAGAAAGTCCTTTAATTGGTGATGATGTTTATGCACTTGGACACGGAATGAGTCAAATGTGGTCATTGACTAAAGGCATTTTAAGTTATGACTATAGAAGAAATCCAGGCACAAGTTTTGTTCACTACTTACAAACTGATGCAGTCATAAACTCTGGTAATTCTGGAGGTCCATTAATGAATAATGATGGCGATGTTGTTGGTGTTAATACTTTAATAATATCAGGAGACAAATTCTATGTTGGTTATGGTTATGTTATTCCAACACCTTTAGTTGAAAGAGTAGCAACACAAATTATAGAAACTGGTAAACACGTCAAACCATCTATAGGTATAAAAATGAGTATTACAGAGGATAGAGAATTATACGAAAGATTAAAATCTGAAGGTTTAGGACATTATTTAGAAATTAAAGAAGTTATTGTAGGTTCCGCGGCAGAACAATACGGTATACAAAAAGGCGATATAATAATATCAATTGATGGCACAGATATTCAAGTAATGCCTCAAGTAATTGAATTTTTATGGACTAAAAATCCAGGCGACGAAATTGTTTTTAAAGTTTATAGAATAAATGCTAGAGAAAAAATTGTAGATGTTCCTGTTGTATTAGGAACTCTTGAAGAAAAAGAACCAGTACCTCTTTACGGAAAATAAAAACTACTGCATAGGATCGCAGGAACTAATAACAAGAAACCACAACTTATCATATTCCCAAGTATAATCCCATTGGTGCTTTAGATAAAACTGCTGTATAGGCCAAGCCATTCTTTCCATTTCTCTTGAACAAGCAAACTTCATGCCGTTCATGTCCTGAAGATAGTGTACCATTTCGTGTACAAGCACTCCCATATCCCAAGCCTCTCTACGATCCCAATCATCTGGCAAAAATATAGTATCTGATTCTTTATTGTACATTCCGTGGAGTTGATCAGGTTCATACTTGTTATCTCCATAGAACATCTCTTCTAATTGATCTTGTGGTAAGAATATCACTTTTGGTACATCAAAATTTGTACTAAACGGAGTATTGGCTCCTAACCATATCATTAACGCAGTTAAAATCTCTTTCATCAAAATATTTACAATAATATACGTAGTTTTAATAACTGCACATATTATTAAATATCAATGAGCGAGGTTAACGTACATAATGGCAGGTCCATCTGACACGATAGAAATATCCTATGAACAATTATCTACGGGTAAATTTATACGTGATGGGAGTGACTTAACTATTACGACCAACAACCTATTCGGTGAATCAGAAACGGTTCTGCTCAAAAACTACTTTCTCACATCACCCGACCTCGTAACGACCAAAGGATCAATTCTCAAAGGAAACATAGTTAACCTACTGGCTATTAACAGCCAACCTCTTGACCAGACATATGTGGCCTTTGAGGATCCACAAGCAATAGGTAAGATAACAATCGCCGACGGACCTGTAGTTGTTCAACGGGCAGACCAGTTAATTGAACTTCAAGTGGGTGACTTTATATATCTCAACGATGTTATAGAGGCAAAGACCGGGTCCGTTGGTATTGCGTTTGCAGACGAAACTACACTTTCAGTTGATGCAGGATCAAAAATGGTTGTAGATGAATTTGTTTACGATCCAGAAAATCCAACAACAGGTTCAATGAATGCAAATATTATTACAGGAAACTTTTCTTTTGTATCAGGACAAATTGCAAAAGTAGGAAACGATGCAATGACTGTAACAACACCAGTATTAACAATTGGTGTTAGAGGTACGCAAGTGGCAGGTAAAGCATCACAAGAAGGTGAAGCAAACGAAATTGTACTACTTCCAAATGAAGATGGAACAGTAGGACAAATTTTAGTTTCTAACCAATCAGGCACTGTGCTATTAACAAAAGCATTTGAGTCAACAACTATTACATCAAGTTTTATGCCACCAACTGTTCCTGTAATACTTCCAGAAGAAATAGTATTAAAAAAGTTTGGTACTACAATTAATACCACACGTAGAACAGAAAAAAAAGCAGAAGAAGAACGTGAGGAATCTGAGAACGAAGAAGAAAAAGAAGAAGACGAAGAAGAAAAGGACGAAGAAGAAAAAGAAGAAGAGACTGAGGAAGATACTGAGGAAGAAGTAGAAGACCCATTCGAAGAAGAAATTAGTGAAGAAGAATTAGAAAATTTAGAAGATGAGGTTGCTGAAGAAACAGCACCAGTAGAAGAAGAAACTCCTATTGAAGATGATATTTTTACAGAAGAACCTATCGTAGAAGAAAAAGAAGATCAACCTGTTGTTGAAGAACAACCTATTGTTGAAGATACACCAACAGAAGATACGCAAACAGAGGATACACAAACAGAAGAACCAGAAGTGGAAGAAGAACCTGTTATTGAAAGTGAGCCAATAATAGAAGATACATATGTACCACCTCCACCACCACCACCTGTTACTGATCCTATAGTAGATACACCGGTTGTTGCTCCACCACCTGTAACATATGAACCAGAACCGGAACCAGAGCCTTATGTACCACCTCCTACTGAAGAAGAGGAAGATCCACCTGAAGTTAATGAAGCACCAACTTTTAATACAACTACTGCTGTATCAGTTGCAGAAAGTCTTTCAAATGGATCAACAGTTGCCACTATGTCAGCAACAGATCCTAACACAGATACATCATTAAACACATTAACGTATTCAATTACAGCAGGAAATGATGAAGGTAAATTTACAATCAATTCATCAACTGGAGTAATATCATACTCAACACAGGCGGCAACATTAACAACAGAAACATTTGAAAGTTTTTCTAATGGTGCAACAGCAACAGGATGGACTGGAGATAATGGAGTTTATGATACTAATAAATGGACAACTGTACTAGGAAAAATTAATGGTAACATAAATTCAGAACAAGACGTTTATAAAACATTTGACTTTAGTGAAACATATGCAGGAAAAAGAGTTGCAATAGACTTTTTGTTTTGGGAGTGGGGTACTTGGGACGCACACAACTACGGACCAGATGGTGGTACAGAACAATTCCGTGTCTATGTTAATGATACTAATGTTGTTGCTGATGACAGACGTAAGGATGGATTTGGTGCTGGTGATAAAAAATACGGTGTAGAAACACAAAGCACTGGTTGGGATCCAGTACAAGATTCAGCCATATACGGAGATGAAGAAGGAGAACTTTATACAGTGTATGGCACACTGGACGCAAGTGGAGATATCAAATTAGGATTTGGTATGCGAGTTGGCGAAGGCATAAACAATGAATCAGGAGCAATAGATAATTTAAAAATTTACTTAACAGATTTAAACTATGAAGATGATCAACAATATGTATTAACTGTTCAAGCAAGTGATGGCAGTTTATCTGCAACCACAACACAAACAATTAATGTAACAGATGTAAATGAAGCACCAAGAATGGAAGATGCTAGAGATCCTGTAACCGTTGCTGAAAATGTTGCTGACAATACAAACATAGCATCAATTTTTGCAGAAGACCCAGACGGTGACGATGTTACATATTCAATTACAGCAGGTAATACAAATAACAAATTTAGTATTACCTATTACAATTCTACAAATTCAGGTTTAATTGAAACCAATGGATCATTAGATTATGAAACAACAACACAATATACTTTAACTATAACAGCAACTGATGAACATGGTTTGACTGCAACCACAACACAGGTTATCAATGTATCTGATATTGATGAAGCCACACAATATTCAAAATCAATGAATTATGGAACACTAGCGACTTGGGGTGGCAAATATAATGAAGACATGATGATTAACAACGCATGGACCAATCCAAAAGTATTACTATTAGGAGAATTTAATTCTGGTAATAGTGAACACGTAGAAGATATTTTTGAATCAGTTGCTAGTGGAAGTAATTATCCCTCCTGGACTGTAACGGATGGTGGAAATAATTGGGGTACAATTGACTCATACACTAAAGTACAATTATCAGACTATGCCGTGGTAGTTGATCTTACAGTTGACAACAGACATGGTGATGGTGCAGGTGGCAATTCGTCAAGTTATACAAAAACAATAACTGATGATGATGAAGCGGCATACAAAGATGTGTTACAACTTGGGGGTACTTTGTATATGCAAGGTGAAAACATTAATTGGGATAGTCCAAGCACAGATGCCAATCCTGTATT